AACGATAGCGACGGACGTGGTGACTATATTGCAGCATGGGATCATCCTACACTTGCACGTCCTACGGATGAGCAGTTGGCTGGAGAATAATCAATGCCGTTAACACAAGTTAACTCAGGGCTGTTGGACAGCAACACCCAATATACAGGATTTAAGAACCGCATCATCAATGGTGCGATGGTGATTGACCAGCGTAATGCGGGGGCTAGTGTTGCTACAAGTTCTAGTTCTAGTGTTTTTACTGTTGACAGGTTTCCAGTAAATTACTCGCAAACATCTAAATTTACGGCGCAGCAAAATGCAGGGTCAGTAACCCCACCAAGCGGCTTTAAAAACTATCTTGGTTTTACCTCATCATCCGCATACTCTGTTTTGTCTTCTGATGTTTTTTATGTTCAACAAAAAATTGAAGGTTATAACGTAGCAGATTTAGGTTGGGGTGCGGCTGGTGCGGCATCAGTAACTTTGTCGTTTTGGGTTCGTAGCTCACAAGCACCCGCTACTTTTGGCGGCGCTATTTCCAACGGGGCGTTTAACAGAAGCTATCCATTCAGCTATACGATTAGTGTTGCAAATACTTGGGAACAAAAAACTATAACTATTCCTGGTGACACATCTGGTACTTGGTTGACAACAGACGGTATTGGAATGTATGTTTTTTGGAGTCTTGGTGCTGGCTCTACATCTAGCGGCACTGCGGGAGCGTGGACAGGTTCTGGTCTTACATCAGTTACTGGCGCAACCAGCGTTGTAGGCACAAACGGAGCAACCTTCTACATCACAGGCGTTCAACTAGAAAAAGGCAGCACAGCCACATCGTTTGACTACCGCCCGTATGGTACTGAGTTGGCTTTGTGTCAGCGCTACTTTCAGCGCAACAGCAATAGTAGTTTGTTTACTTCTGCGTATGTTTCATATTCCGCTGGAAACTATCTCATGGCGGCAACGCATATTCCGACAAAAATGCGGGCTACCCCAACAGTTGATACAACAGGTATAACATGGTCTTTAAGTAATAGTGCTACTCCAGGTCTTTACGCAGTATCTAACGATGCGGTCAATGCTCAGGCGTTAACTACCACAAACGGCAACTGTTATTTTGGTGGTTCTGGGCTGTATTCACTTAGCGCGGAGTTATAAAAATGTTATATAAAGAATTAAAAACCGCCCTTTCTGATGTTGTGCAATTTGTTCGTCATCTTGAAACAGGAGTAGTTATTCCTTTTGATCCCGCAAATACAGACTACCAAACCTATTTGAAATGGCTGAAAGAAGGTAATACTCCAGAGGCGGCTGACGAATGAACACCATCGACGCAACAGACGCTCGACTTTCTTCACATGAAGAAGTTTGTGCCTTACGATATGAAGTAATAAATGCTCGCCTTAAACGTCTTGAAAGCATCCTTATCACAGCATGTGGTGTGTTGCTAACAGGTATGGGTGGGATGGTGTTCACTTTTATAACACACGGACGCTAATATGCCTTTAACCATCCTTGCTGGAATGAATGCTGCTGTTGCCGCAATACAGCAGGGATGTGAGTTGTACAAGGAGTATAAGGGCGTTGTCCTAAAAGCCAAGGAAACCTTTGACGAAGCCAAAGAGCACGTTGATGAGGTTGTTGGTGTTTGGAACTTCCTAAAGTCTAAACTGTTTCCTGATAAAGAAAGTCCCCCCGTACAGGTAGCTCCAGATGTAAAGAAATCTGAGAAACCTAGGGGGGCCTCTCCTGTTGTCAAGGATGAGCAGTCAATTAAAACAGACTTAACTAATAACTTAAAGATCTTCTTCAAAGGTATGATTGCCATTGACAAGAAGATTAAAGCACAACAAGAACGGATTGACACTGCAGTAATTGATCCAGATGAACTGCTTGATATTTCCCTAGACCATGTAGTAGCTCAGAAAGAAATGGAAAAGCTACAAAAGGAAATCAGGGAGATTATGGTTTATCAGAGTCCTCCAGAGCTGGGCGCCTTGTACACAGACGTTGTTGAAATGTTTGGGCTTGTACAAGAGAAACAAGAAGCTACGCACTTATTAAACCTTAGAAAACGTAAAGAAGCAATACAACGCCAAGAACGTTTTGTAAACAAGATAAGACAACGAATATTATGGGTCATTGCGGTGGCTCTAGTGGTGATGGAACTATGGGCACTAACTCTGGCAATTCTTCTAGCGAGACCGCTTTTGTAAGTTTTCTTGTATTACTTACACTGCTGTTTTTTATTATACTACCGTTTGAGCTGTACCTGTACATCATTGTAAAGGACGCAGTTGAGATGTGTTACAGGGCTAAATAATGAACGAACTACTGAACATGCTTAAAGGGGCTGCTCCTGCCCTTGCAACGGCTGTTGCAGGACCTCTAGGTGGTATGGCTATCAATGCTATTGCCAGCAAGCTGGGAGTGGAAGCAACGCCTTCTGCTGTTACCCAAGCACTGAAGGACAATCCTGACTTAGCACTTAAGCTAAAAGAAATTGACGCAAAAGAATACGAAGTTGAGCAAACAAACTTAACAGAACGCATGAAGGCTGACATGGCCTCTGACTCTTGGTTGTCCAAGAACATTCGTCCAGCTACCTTAATATTCCTGTTATTTGCCTACAGTGGTTTTGCTGTTGCATCTATCTTTGGTTTTGAGACTAGGGGCGCTTACGTTGAGCTGTTAGGTCAGTGGGGTATGTTAGTTATGTCGTTCTACTTCGGTGGACGTACTATGGAAAAAATTGCAGAAAAGGTTAAGAAATGAAAGAACAGGTTATTTTTGAAATTGCTAGGATGATTGCTCGTACATTGTCGTTTGTTATGATTGCCATGACAGTGACCTTGTTGGGTGCTATGTTTCTGCCTAACAGTGTTGTAGACAACAAAGACATCTTCCCAATCATTGCTCCTGCATTCTCGACGATTGTTGGTGGCTTTATTGGCTGGCTTGCAGCAATTAAAATGAACGGTACTGAGGAAAAAACAGATGCAACTGAGTGAACATTTTAGCCTTGAAGAAGCAACCTACAGCGAAACCGCTGTTCGTAACGGTATTGATAACCAACCCTCTACCGTACAACTTGAGAACATGAAGACTGCTGCTGCAAAGCTTGAGCAGCTTCGTGACCTTACAGGTCCCTTGAGAATCAACTCTTGGCTCCGCTTGCCTGCTGTTAACGTTGCTGTTGGCGGTAGCAAGGTTTCTAGTCACATGGACGGTTGGGCAATTGACGTTAGCTCCTCTAAGCTAACCCCTTACCAACTGTGCCAAGAAGTTAAGAAAGCTGGTATTAAGTTTGACCAGATGATCCATGAGTTTGGACGTTGGATGCACATTAGCTTTGCTCCTGAAATGCGCCAACAAGAACTGACCATCTTCAAACCTGAAGGTAAATACAAACCAGGCATCTTGACAGAAGCCGAATATCATAAAGCTTAAGGAACATAATGGCTACTTCTGGAACAACTACATGGAAGCTTCAACGTGACGCTATCATCAGTGCTGCTCTTCGCAAGCTTGCGGTGTTGTCTGGTGGAAGCACAGCAACAGCCACTCAGGTGACAGAAGCAGCGGAGGCCCTTAACGCAATGATTAAGGGTTTCCAAGCAGATGGTATGCCTGTGTGGGCAATGAAGAGTTATACCTTCACTACCATCACTGGTCAAGCTGCTTACCAAATTGGCAACAGCCAAGCACTAAATACTCCCATGCCCTTGAAAGTTGTTCAAGCATGGCGTAGTGACACCACTACATCTAATGTTCCTTTGAACATCTACACAGATAACAACTACAACGTCCTGCCGTTGGCTTTCTCGTCTGGTACACCTGTTAACTTGTACTACCAGCCACAAATGCAGCTAGGTACTATCAACTTGTGGCCTAAGCCTGCAGACAGCACGACGTCAATTACAATTCGCTATCAGCGTCCCTTTGAGGACATGACAGCATCCACTGACGACATTGACTTCCCTCCCTATTGGACAGAAGCAATGATCTTTGGTTTAGCTGACCGCCTTGCACCTGAGTATGGACTCCCCTTGCAAGATCGCCAGCTCCTAACACAACAAGCAGAACGCTTCCATCAAACAGCCCTGAGCTTCGGTATGGAAGAAGGCAGCATGTTCTTCCAACCTGATTATGTAGGACGATAATGGCTTACAGTAAAACACCCGTCGTACAGACATATGAAACTAAGCGGGTTAACTTTATTGCTAACCCACAACAACGTGATACTTCTGGCAGCAAAGACTTTCGCTTAATCAACATGATGACGGAGGTTATTGCTAGCCCTATCGGTGAACAGAAGAAATACTACATTAAGA